AGAACCAACTTTAACTATTAGGGCAATGCGTACAAACCAAGTAGAGCTGCCAAGTTTTTGTAACTTTATCTTTTTAACTAACAGAGGAGATGCAGTTAAAATCGAAGATGGTGACAGACGTTACAATGTAGGTCCCCGTCAAGAAGAAAAAATAGAAAACGTTCACCCCACTTTATTACAAAACATAGATACATTGGATACTGAATTGTTTACTTTTGCAGGAGTCTTACAAACGTTCCAAGTTGATAACAAAATGGCTCACACTACATTAGAAAATGAAGCTAAATCTCAAATGAAAGAAATATCAATGTCTGTGTTAGAAGAGTTCGCTTTTGCTATTAGACAGAAAAACCTTGAGTACTTTATAGATATTTTAGAAATACCACTTACAAATACATTTGACGCTGGCCCTGTAAGTACAGCACAAAGGTATTTAAAAGATTGGATTGCAAAGGTTGGGCAAGAAACTTGTTTACCAATGAGTCAATTAAAATTAATGTACGATATTTTAACTGACAGTCGTAACAAGCTTTCTCAAAGAGATTTTACCAAAGCAATGTCTAGGTTAAACATTTCAACTTCTGTTAAAAGAGTTAAAGATAAAACCCTCAGAGGGGTTGTATTAACTTGGAAATTAAATAATAATGTTCGTGAAAGTTTAATAAAAGAACATTTTGAAGATAATGATCTTAAACTATTAAAAGCTTAAAACATAGGATATTTATTTAAATGAAGCTTGTACAAGACAAGCGCCCAGACTTAATAAATGTAGTTGAGGTGGGCTCTAAAACGGAGTTAGGATTAGTCCCAGCTTGGTCACACTCTTCCCTAAAAACTTACGAAACCTGTCCTTATAAGATTTATATTTCTAAAGTAAAACGTGTCCAAGAAAACTTTGGACCTGCTGCAGAACGTGGTACACAAATTCACCAGGAGTGTGAAGATTATGTAAAAGGTAAACTTGCAGAACTACCAGCCGCATGCAGCAAGTTTGTCAAACAATTTGAAGAACTAAAAAAAGCATATGCAGATGCTAAAGTAGAACTTGAAGGTGAGTGGGGCTTTACAATTGAGTGGGAACCTTGTGGTTGGTTAGATAAAGAAGTTTGGGCTCGTGTTAAACTGGATGCTTTGTATCACGAAACAGAAACCTCAGCTCGTGTTATAGATTACAAAACAGGTAAAAAAATAGGTAACGAAATTTCGCATAGCCAACAAGGTATTACTTATGCAATTGGAACTTTCTTTAGATATCCAGAGTTAGAAAGTGTACAAGTTGAATTCTGGTATTTAGACCAAAATGAAACTACTACTCAAGTATATACGCGAGATGAAGCTATGTTGTTTTTACCTAAACTACAAGAGCGAGCTTTAACAATGACTTCTGCTACGAAGTTTCCACCTAACCCTAGCAATTACAATTGCAAATGGTGTTCATTCAAAGAAGGAGAATATCCTATCTGTGAATGGGGCGTTAAATAACTTACTAGTTTTGACTCGGCAAATACGGAGATTTACCTCAAATTATTTACCGAAAATCATTGATAGGTTTCAATGAGGGCAATGGAGTAGCCTTAATACTCTATGTCGAGTCAAATTTTTATGGAGAAAAAATGAACGGTGATTTAGAACGAATGGTTTACAACGGAACTATGGATTTAGCTACTTATCAATGGTGGCAAGATGTTACACAACAAATTGGATGGGCTATTGGTAGTGTAGGTATTATTATTTTTATTTACGTAATATTACTTTACTTTAAAAAAGGAGATGATGATTAATGTTATTTGAAGACCGACTTTTTACAACTATTATTATCCTTGTAATAGCACTATTTGCCCTTATAATAATAACTGACGACAACGATGATCCTCCAGACATTAGTTGTTGGAACGATTAACAACGAAACATGGAAAACGAATTATGGAAAATATCCCTAAAGCTTACGAGCATCAAACTGTAACTACTAACTTTATATTATCTACTCCAAGATGTTTAATTACATCAGACCCTGGCACAGGTAAAACACGTTCTGTATTAGACGCTATTACAAATCGCCCCGGTAAAACACTTGTAATTGCACCTTTATCTATACTAGAAGCTAGTTGGGCAGAAGATATACAAAAGTTTCAACCTAGTATACAATATGGCATTGCTTATGCTAAAAACAGGAAAAAAATATTTGAAGATAATAACCTCGACATGGTTATCACTAATTTCGAAGCTGTTAACTTCTTATGCAAAAACACACATTTTCTCAAAGACTTTAGCACCCTCGTTATTGACGAATTCACTGCGTTCAAAAATCGGGAGGCTCAGCGTTCAAAAAATATCAAATCTATTATTCATTACTTTGATAATAGAATTGCTATGTCTGGGACTCCTAATAGTAATTCTATTCTAGACCTCTGGCACCCAGTATATCTTATTGATGAAGGCAAACGATTAGGTGAACGTTTCTGGTCTTATAGATCACAAGTTTGTACACCAAGATTCAATGGCTTTGCTAATGAATGGATTGACAAACCGGGCGTAGAAGAAGTTGTAGCCAACCGTTTATCTGACATATCTATTCGTTACAGCCTCAGCGATTGTATTGACTTACCTGACAACATTACCAGGAATGTTTATTGTAAGTTATCTCCTAAAATAGAACATATGTACAATACATTAGCTGATGAGTCAGTTTTGTACACAACTTCAGGAACCGTAAACGCTGTCAATGCAGCAGCTCGTGTAAAGAAACTTTTACAACTAGTGTCTGGTGCAATTTACGATGAAACAGGTAAACCTATTTACATACACAAAGAGCGATACAACCTTGTGATGACGTTAGTAGGTCAACGCAAACATAGTATTGTAGCTTTCAATTGGAAGCACGAACGTGATGCGTTGATCGAAATCGCTGACAAAGAAAAAATATCTTATGAAGTTATTGACGGTAGTGTACCTGCTCACAAACGAAAAGACATTGTACAAAGATTCCAGGCTGGGCATTTGCAAGTATTGTTTTGTCACCCACAATCTACATCGCATGGGTTGACTCTTACAAAAGCTACAACAGCCATTTGGTGTTCACCTACTTACTCAGCTGAACATTTTCAACAGTTTAATAGACGAATACACAGAGCAGGTCAAAAGCAAAAAACAGAAACAATCTTAATCACAGCAAAAAATACTTGGGAAAAACAGGTATACAAAAAATTAAATGGTAAACTAGGTAAAATGGAGAATTTACTCCATATCTTATCGGAAACAAAAAATGAAAAAGGACAACAACATCGTGATAATACCTGAAGAAATACAAGAAAAACTAGATGAAATTATTAAAAGAGACCCACAAGCTGTTGCTACAGCATTAGTGTTTGCGATGAGTGAGTTGTTGTGGGAAAAACAAATAGACACTTCTTCTTTGTTACAAGAAGCAAGTAAAGAGGCATTGTCATTAGTTGATACTGTACATATGTCACAACCCAGGACGAAGGAGGTCCTACATTAATATGAAAAAAAGTATGGATACTTTACTAAGTGAATTACACGAAGTTCGTTCCAATCTAAAAGAACTTTTAGAAAAGGAATCTGCTCTTAAAAAGATTAAGGGTGAACTCGAAACCGAACTCGTTATTATGTTAGAAGGTCAAGGAATTGACCAGATTAGTAACGATAAGGCAACAATTTCTATTAAAAAAGAGATTGTGCCAACTGTAGAAAATTGGGATGTTTTCCAAGAGTATATAGCTGAAACTGGTATGTTTGAGTTAATGCAAAAGAGAGCGTCAGCAACTGCTTACAGAGAATTACAGCAAATGGGACAGGATGTTCCTGGTGTAAAAGCTACGGAGTTAACCAAAGTTAACTTCAGATCGAAATAAAAACGGAGGACGAAATATGACCGATGTAGCATTAGTAGCTAAAAACGTGCCAACGCACGTATCAAAGAGTTCAGGTCTTGGCAATGAAGACGTTTCAGCCGAGCACTTGCAAACTCCACGCGTTAAACAACTTCAACAGTTGTCTAACGAAGTCGATGAAAACCATAGTGAATACATTGAAGGCGCTAAACCAGGCGACTTTGTAAACACTATTACCAGAGAAAACTATGGTAAAGAAATGTATGTAATAAACATTAAATTTACTGAAGAGTTTGTTATCTGGAGAAAAAGAGAAAAAGGTGGAGGTTTAGTTGGAAGCTATAGCTCACAAAAAGATGCTTATACGTATCTTGAAGCTGAGGGTTTAGCCGTAGAAGACTACGACATTATCCAAACTCAATCTCACTTATTGCTTAGAAAGGACGCAGAAACTGGCGAACTTTCTGGACAACCTTTTATCTTTGACTGTTCATCATCAAAGCTTAGAGTTTCTAGAGAATGGAATACTCAACTTAAGTTAGCAGGAGGCGATAGATTTTCTTCCTTATGGAAAATGTCATCTGCTCAAACCCAAAACAGAGCTTCTCAAAAGTTTTACAATATAGCTGTTGAGAATCAAGGTTGGGTAACTGATGAAGATTATGCAGCTTCTAAAAAGTTGTATGAATCAATCTCTTAAAAGGAGAAGATAGTGCGGTGTAAAAGCCGCACTTTTTTATATGAAACATAAGTTAAACAAACCTGCTTTCATAGAATCTGTTACAGATACTATGCTGGGTTTTTGTATAAACTTTCCGCTCTCGTGGCTTGTTTTATTTGTTATGTTATACTTTACTCAAAGTGCTTTATTGATTTCTATAGTTCAAGTTGTACTCTTGACCATAGTTGCCATAATAAGGCGGTATCTCACTAGGATATACTTTGAAAGAAAAGGACTTCATAAACAAAGTACACAAAAAACTTTCAAATGATGTGTACAAATGGAAAATAAATGACCCTTATCATGGGGGTGTTCCCGACGCTTTTTATTCTGGCCCTAAAGGTTTTTGTTTTGTTGAATACAAATACAAAGAAACGCTGCCTAAAAAGAGCAACTCAAAAATAAAAATTAACTTATCTGAACAACAAAGAATCTGGATAAACAGAGCACAAAACCATAAGCTGCCGGCTTATATTGTTTTTGCCTCTAAAGACCAAGTGTGCCTGCTTACCAACCCTAACCTACCTTCAATTTGTGTTGGAGGGTTTAATCGAATGGCACAGTCGTTCGACAATTACATTGCATTTTTGGAGAAAATATGCCTAAAATAAAAAAAGATATGGTAAACCACCCGCCGCATTACAACCATAATCGGCTGGGAATTGAATGTATCAAAGCCATCGAAGCAAGTATGACTGAAGACGCGTTCATGGGATACCTAAAAGGAAACATAATGAAATATTTATGGAGATATGAGTATAAAAACCAAGGGGAAGATTTACTAAAAGCCCAGTGGTACTTAAATAAACTCATAGACGTAAAAAATGGAAACTAGATATACAAGACTTACTTCCTTAAATGGGGTTTGTTCTAGTCTTGCAGATTCACCTTGCATTGGAAATTGCACTGTTACACAATGGGGCGATCTAAGATGTAAAGGTTGTGGACGTACTGCTTCTGAAGTAAGAGACTGGGATTTGTTGCAAAATACTGAAAAAAAGCTAATAAATATCAGAAATGCTCAAGAAGGGTTCCAAATTAGGCAGTTAAGAGCCGAAAAAGTGCTAGTAGCCCCTAAGACGCCGTCTAACAAATTTTCTGCAAAACTGGACTCATAGTACCTAGAACCCCTACAAAACGCCTTACACGGCAAATGAGAGCGTCGTTTTTTTCTATTTT